TTATTACTATACACATTCCCGCTTATCGTATGTCCTGTGCCATAGTAAAATCCATAATAACCATTTCTAAATACCGAATTAATAAAATTAAAATCATAATCTGAATCAATATTATAAAACCCTGTTATAACCGCATGTGAAAAAGCACAGTTATAACTCCCTTGAGAATTAGAATCTTTAAAAAAAGGCCTGTTAGAATTGTAATTGCCTATTGCAGTAGAAGCCCCAAGTTTCCCAAACCTAACATTCCTTGTTACATTTACAACAGAGGCTATCCATGTACTACCAACGCCACTTTCTGCGGTTATATTAATATCTAAGGTAATAATATTCCCAGCGTTAAAGCTTTGGATTGTCCCAATCTTGATAGCATCATTGTGGGAAGAACTGTCTCCGTCTTTTTCTACTTTGATCGTTAATTCATCACCAATATGCCAAATGGAGGACATGTCATTGACTGTCTTAATATCAGCATCTCCGTCAGTATTTTCAGCATCATCAGCAAGGCTATCTTCATAAACAGAACAATAATCAGATGCCCCATAAACAGTTAGCTTACCGCCATTAGATATGTTTAACCCATGAGCATTGTTAGAAGAAGTATCAAATAATATTTCAGCGGTATATTCTTTAGGAAAATTATTTGTATCTGCCCCTATTTCTAACTCGCCCCCAGAGTTAACAGAAAGATCAGCGTCTTCGATAACAAGTTTCCTTGAAGAGCTATCATCAAATGATAACTTTCCGTTTAAAGTCACGCCCCCCAGCCCATTATCTTCAGATACATTGTAAACGACTGTATGTCCTGCTGAAACTGTTGCTGTATCACCAGCCAGTCCTGGCCAATCTGTTCCTTTTGTACCTGGAGAAGAGTTCCCCCAAGTAGCACCGTCATTCCAATTTCCGCTTTGTACTGATGTGAAATCTGCCATAGTTACTCTTTAGATTTATTAAGGATGGATTCTTTTAGCTTATCAATAAAATCATCGCCTATATGATCAATAGATTCGCTTATTAAACCCTTATTTTTCAATGCGTTAAGGATATATTCTTCTGTATATATCTTATCCTCTTTTGTCTCTGCCTCTCCATTCTTCTTTTGCAGGATTATTCTGTTTATAGTTTTTGCAATAGCCTTTTGTATTTCTTCTTTGTCTGGTTTTTCTTTGAATGCAAAAGCCTCGTTAAACTCCTCCTTTGTCTGCTGAGCCTGTACTGTCATCAATATTTCATGCCCCCACGGGCGTGGCGTGATATCCCCAATGGCATAAGAATAGTTTTGATCATACTTTTCCCATTGCATAATCTAAACCCCATTTGCAGTATGATTAACAAACAGTTTCAGAGTAGTATCAGAATCCTTTGCAAAAGCAGAACCCCAAACCCAACGAGTCAACACAGGCGATCCTGTGGTTGGGCTTGCAATAGTGATACATCCTTCGCTGATCGATGAGTTGTCAAAGTCTGCCCCAGACCATTCATATTTCCAGGTGATTACATCTGTCCCTGCACCAGTGTTGTCGGTATCATCATCGTTGGTTTTTGGATAACCGGTTGAAGGAGCTTTATTTGATCCTGAGATAGGAGTCATGTCATCATAATCATCGCTTTTGGTCGCAGCCGTAGAACCAGTCCCCAAGACAGCATTGGAGAAAGAGTTTGTAGGTGTCTCACCGCAAGCCATTTGTGCATAATATCTGTCGCCTTCATCTCCTATTATATTTTTAGCTTTGATAGTTTCCTTTTTGCCGTTTTTAGTTACAACGGCAATTACGTTTTCTTTAAATTTCAAGTTTTCTGTGGTCATTTTTACAATATTCTCCTTTTACCAAAAAAAACGTTTGTGGGAGTTATCTTGATAATGTCATTCCTTTTGATCCTCCTGTATAGCGGATTGTTGCATTTTCTCGATCATGTCAATTTGATCTTGCTCTAAGCCTAAGAAATATTTGTAAAAAGCTTCTGGAGGCACGATTGATTCTGCCATCGGTTGCGCTGCATACTGATTCAAAGCCTTTGCCCTTGTTTCGCCTACTTCAGCTTTCTCTTTGTCAGACTGTTCAAACAAAGGCTTCCAAATGATAGAGTACCCGTTTTCTTTGTCCGTCTCAGGAGGCAGAACCCCGAACTCCTGGCATTTCCGGATGAAAGGTCTCAAGATAGTCCCTTCAACATAATTTTCTCTGCGGCCTTGTATTAGAGCATTCCAGGTGTTTATATCCTGTGTGCTGGCAAGCTCTCCCCGTTCACTTCCGGTCAAGATTCTTTTAGGGATACCTGTATATGCGCTTATCATCTTGAGCTGCACATCAACATGGCTGTCCGGGTCTGCCACCTGTGTTTCAAGCGCTGCTAAATCAATCCCTGCACTGATCAAGAATCGTCTCAAATTATGCTCGTACTCGTCCAGTTGAGCTTCCAGGTCGTCTTCCTGCTCTGATGTAAGCGTGTACCCGTCCTCTACTTTCCCTTTGTACCCTGGGCGGGCTCCCCTCCAAAACATCTCGGCGGAGCCACCAACAAGTTTTTCAAGGTCAAACAATCGGTTATACACCGCCTCTAAACGAGAGACTCCTTTGACGTTGCCTTCCAGCAATTTACCTGCAACATGCAACACCCTGGTATAATGTACCCGTAGTGTTGTTGTGCCTGCATCATCCTGCGGAAGTGTTATCTCGTACATTACAGGTAAGCCATATCTTGGGTTTTGAGGATCAGTTTCCCAGCGTGCAATAGAGGCATTGCCCTCACCGATAGGTTGCAGATATATCAAGTCCACCTTGCCCCCTGCGGGAGTTGCGAAAGCCTCTTTGTTCGGGACATCACTAAGACCAAACAACATAATAGCGTATGACCCTATACCTACAAGCTTGTCAAGCCGAACTAACTTGTTTATAACGTCCAGATCAGCACGCTTTATTAAGTCTTTCCATCCTTTCTCAAGCGGCGTATCTCCTTCAGTAGCCTCCTGGATCAAGCAGCCCCCCTGCCACGATGCGTCAACAGGCTTGTCTATAATTGCAGCAGCTATATCTTGCCGGTCATATCGTACAACAAAATCATCATAAGATAATGATGCCGGGTATCCCAAAGCCTGGTATATATCTCTGTCTGTGCCGTATTGCTGGCCTAACTTTGCAGCAAGTTTCGCCCGAGACACTAATTCAGATAACGCCTGTATCCTGTCTATCTGCGCTTGTAATGTTTTTGTTTTTCCCATATCACCTTCTGTTTTTTGAGAACAGTACCCTTGCTCGTTTCTTGGCTGTTAATTTTGCGAATGCTCCGCTTGCACTATCAACCTGGTCTTTGTAAGTTGAGAAAGGGAAGTTGCGATGCTCTTCCTTGAATGCCTGTATCCAGTCCCCACGTAACAACATCACATTTCCGTTGTTAACCTGGACAGAATAAGGGTCAGCTCTAAAAACCTTGTCTCCCGTTGGCCTGTCAGCGTAAGCCATGTACCCGGCCAGGTTTTTGATTGTAGCTTGAGCGGATTCTTTGCCTCCGGACCCAGGTTCCTGCTCTGTATAAATCTGAACTTCGGGTCCGTCTGCCTCTGCGGTTTCTCTTATTATTTTTTCCCGTATCTCGCTCGACCACTGGCCTCGAACAACATCGTGGACGATAAACTTGCCGTTTTGGAGAACAGACATCTTGGTCCCTGCTGTATACGCTCCAGTATTATCAGAGCCGGCTTTATCCCAATATCTAACTGTCTGCACAAAATTCACCGGAGCAGGCAACTGGTCAATAATTTGAAAATGGTCGACCTTAAACATCCCGCCTTCAGGTGGTGTTGGGCTCTGTCCCACCTGGCCAGCATAACCATACTGTCCTAAGTCTGCCTCCATATCTTTCAGGACTTCCCATGGCATCCTTTCAGGGTCTAATAGGTCATCCTTGTAATACTTAGCGTATTTTTTTGGCTTAAGACTCTTCTTGTAATTTCTTATTTCACCGGGGAGGCTTATATGTTTTGTGTTGGATTTCTTTTTGGCGAGGATATGTCCGGAGGGATCGTTCTCGTGCAACCTCTGCATTATCATCACGGTAGGAGTAACGGCCTTATCGACCTTACGAGTGGAGAGTGTTTGATCTATCCATCTGTTGGCATTAGCAAGCTCAACCTCACTTACTGCCCTGTTTGGATCAAGCGGGTCATCAACTAACAGGATGTGCCCGTGGAATCCAGTTAGAGTACCGCCAACTGATGTGCTGTATCTGTTACCGCCTAACTCTATTTTTTCGCCAGAGGTTTTGATAATCTTAAAATTAGATTTAGTATCTTTGTCCTGCTTGATTGTGAGCTCAGGGAACAACCTCTTGAATTTATTCGATCTTATCAAGTCCCTGCTATATTCGGCAGATTCTAAGGACAACGCCGACGAATAAGATGCTGTGATAAATCTCATCCAAAACCAGTTAACCCAGCACCATACCGGAAACATAATCATAAATGTTGTGGTCTTGGATGTACCAGGGGGGACATTAACAATCAAGTCATGCTTCTTCGGTTTCCCTTCAGCGACTCTTTCAGCTATACTTTGCAGCTCATCGCAAAATAATTTGATATGCCAGTTTGGCTTGAATTCATCGTTCGATATCTCATCCCAAAACTCTTGCATAAAAAAGAACAGGGAGCGTCGGCACAAAATAGCAGTAGCAACATCATACAATGGTTGGACCATGTCGATATGCTCTTTTGATATTACTATTTCAGCCTTCTTTTTCCTGCTCATCTATCGCAACATCCTTTAATATTTCTAACCCTTTTCTGATGGCCTCTATTTCCTCTGTTGTTTTGGATGATAGGTCTATCTTGATATTACCTTCATTACGTACATCAAGCTTCGCTTTTATAGGCTTACCGTTTGCGCCGGTAACTTCATGCCTGCTTGTTTCTCTCCATCCGGCCTGAGTTTTGAGATAGAACATTTTAGCAGTAAGGTTGCCTGCTCTTGCATCTGCTAACAGCCCTTTCGCAACCATACCAACGGCTTTGGCTTTGCCTTTTTTATACCGTACAACAACTTCAGGCTGCCTTTTCATAATATTATAGAAAGTCTGTCTACCGATACCAAAATAATCAGCAATCTGCTCAGAACTAAGCACTGCAGCCAATGCTTCTACTTGCGCAAGCTCTTCGTCTGTTAACTTTCTGCCTTTAGCTGCCATCTTATCTACCACTACACACATTTAACCCATATACGGAATTTGAGATCAAAAAAATTCAGACCAGGCTATGTCTTAGGCATAATCTATTAGCATACAGTATTATTGCGACTACCCTGTACCTCCCTGGCTTTTTTCTTTGACTTTGGATTTGCTCACGCGGCGCTTCACCAGGTTTGCCCCGCCCCTAAATAGGTTCCCATTTCGCCGGTTACTCTCGGACTTACTGCCTGCCTGCCGAGACGATCCGCCCCCCGGGTATATCTTACATCAGGGGTCTGTATGTATTTTTATGCCTATTACTATGTTACACTACAACATATCGTTATGTCAAGGGGAAAAACGCAAGAGTTTGTGGGTAAATAAAAAAGTAAAAAAATATAAAAAAATAAAAAAAATACTTGACAAA